CCTTGTCTTCGGGTGAATGTTTCGGTAGCCCCGCGCACCAATCCCATTCACACCCTTCATACCAAACCCCAATCACGGCAGCGCCATGGTCGGACTTGAAAAGCATCTTTGCGCCCTTGGGCGGCCTCGACTTGTCGATCCTCTTCCAGGTTGGCGCAAACTCCGTTTTAGGTGCGTATCTATCTTCCACTCGGCACCGTCCTTTTGGCCCATGACCTGGCTGCCAGCGTCGACATTTGTTCTTTCTGATAGCAGCCACATGAAACGCTTGTGCCGCCCTTGAGGTGCTGAACCAAAACGGAACGCACGGTCCCGCATTCGCACTTTGCAACCACCACGCGATATCGGTAGGTCTTTCCTTTCCGAACGGCGACCTTGTCTTCGGAGTCGCTCAGGACCGTCCAGCGCCCAAAAATCAACCCATCAAGACTTTCCCTGACGGAATACCTCATTTAATCGCCCCCACCACAAGCACCAGAATCGGGACCACAAGGAACATGCCGAGCCAAAACGCTGCAAACAGGAGCGCTAGTAGTGTTCGCATGTCCAATCCAGCCACGTCACCTGAATCCACCCAAGAACGGTCACCCCCGCGTAGGTCATCACCGCTGACTCAGGCCCCACAATCCACCAGACCGCCATCACCAGGGCAAACTTCATCAGTACGGCCCTCTCACGCGATCGAAAGGAATGTCATCGTCAAAGTCGCCGCCCGAAGATTGCTCTGGTTGCTGCGCCTGCTGATAGGTTTGCTGTGTTGGCTTTTCTTGCGACTGGTTCGGATCTCTGCGCTCCAGGATCTGAGCTTCATCCGCCACGATCTCGGTCGTGTATTGATCCTTGCCGTCCTTGTCCTGCCATTTGCGGGTGCGAAGGCGACCCGTCACCAAGACCCGATTCCCTTTGCGCGCATAGTTTCCAAAGAATTCTGCGGTCTTCCCGAAGATGGTGACCCGATGCCATTCGGTCTCGTCTTCCCAGTTTCCGCTCTGCCCTTTTCGCGAATGAACCGTGGCGATGCGGAGGGATCCGATCTGCATCCCGGTTTGCGTTGCCCGAATCTCAGGCTCTGCGCCGAGATTCCCAACCAGAGTGACCTGGTTCAAAGTGCCTTTTGCCATTTCTTGTCCTCAGAATTCTTCAACATCCCAGCCGCCACCGTCTTTTTTCTTCCTTGGCATGAACGCCAAGAATCGAAACGGGTAAAGATCAGCGGCGATCTTGATCTTTGCCCTCGCATCGTCCCTCCAAAACCCTTTTACTTCGTGCATTTCCATTTGCCCACAGGGAAGCATCACGGCAAAGTCGGGGGTGTAGAACGTGTTATCAGCCAATCTCAGCTTGACGCCCTCAAACTTGTACCAAGCGACCGTTCCAAGGTGTTTCCGGTTCGCCAGCTGGGCCTCGTAAAGCGCTTCGGTTTTATTCATTTGGCCGGTCTTTAGGCGACCCAAAGCCAACAGCCCTTTATTTGCCATACAGCGCCTCCAGCGTCCGAGCCAAAAGATCCATCTCGCTAACCTTCTGGATCCTAAGCAACGATTTATCCCCATGGATACCTAATGGCCCACGGTGACAGTCGGCACAGGCCGCAATGGTCAGCCAGTCATTTGCTCGTTGACTCATTCCAAGACCTTCGCGCGCATGGTGTGCCTCAACTGGGGTTGCGCCACAGAGAACGCAAGGAACCTCATGCACCCGGGCAAGATGACGTTTGGCGGCGGCGCTCATGCGAAAAGATCCTGCTGGACGGGTGTGCCAACCCATGAAGGCGAAGAACTGTAGTTTTCGATTCGGTCTGCGATTACCGATGCTCTTTGAGAAGACGTAACGGGGACATAGCTCCCAAACCGAGCAATAGATCCCGCATTAACTGCCGCATTTGTTGAATCGGCTGACGCTAGAGGCAGATGGGTAAAAATGTTCGGGTCAAGCATCCTCAAACCATGAAGTTTGCACTTTGGACGGCCATCCGCATCGCAAGCAACCGACATTGCTTCGGACATCCTGTTCCACCATGAAAAAGTTCCGGGCGAAGACCATTCCCCAGATGAGCCAAGAGCAACGGTCTGGAAATTTCCTACGAGCCATTCGAGCCATTCAAGCGATTCGTGCAAATGCCAAACAGGAACCGATTTGACTTTGCAGCCCATACGAAGCCACAGGGTGACGAGGTCTTGGTTTTGTTTTTCTGATCCATCGATTTTGTCTGGGATCAGACACCAATCAAGACCAGGATGACCCGCAAGCGAACTCACCCATGCGTGATAAGTAGGGACATCAACGTCGCCTTCTCCAGCCCTCCAGTAGCTGAACGCGGAATTGTCGAGAACAAAACTCTGGCAAAACTCCATGACGGCCGAAAGATCATCCTGTCGCTTGAACGGCACGAGGCCATGCCTGCCAACCAAAAATCGGCAGACGTTGTCCTTAGATCCGCCAACAGGGGTTCCGTGGTAATGGATCACGCAGACCTCCCCCTCATCAATCTCAAAGCAGCCTGCCTTGCATCCTCTTGCGTGAGCTGGCCCTTCCGCATCAGGTCGAACACTTTCTCCGCAAACCAATCTGCGTCGATAATCGACACGTCGTCCTGTTGTTGCGCCTGAAGCCAGGCAATGTCTTCTTCCCAATGATCGATGTCAGTCATTAGTTTTGGTCCCAAAATCCGTTTCTCATTGATGACGACCCATGTTTTTTCTGGTTTGCCAAAGGCCTGATTGACCTCAAGAAGAAAAGCAGCAAGTTCCGGAGATTCGTCCTGAATGAATTTCCATTTGCGTTTGCGCTCTTCCTGAATTTCTTCGGTTTTTGCTTTGAGCCTCGCGAAACTTGCATCAAAATCACTCAAGCGGCCTTTTTCCTGCGCTTTTTCTCAGTCTTTGGCGTCTCATGCCGCTTTTCAGTAATTCCGGATTCGAGCATTCGCTGGTTCCACTCGGCGCAATGCGGACAGGTATGCTCCAGAACGACATATCGAGAATGGTTTTCCCCGTATTTCACCTCCGTCAGGGGGCAGGTACACCCAACGGGATCGAAATCATCAAGCGGCTTTTCCACTCTCACCCTCCTGCAGCTTTCGATCTTTCTCCTCAACCTCTTTTCGGACCCGATCCATATCGATCGAAGCCACAGGAGAAACCAATGACCCCTTCAGCTTTGCGAGGAACTCTCTGGCCCTATCTTCATTTGCCGTCCCCTTCGTGCCCGTCAAAAGTCCAGCGATCATTGGGGCGTGATATTCAATCTCGCTCAAAACCGGAGCCGCATCCTCTGGCTTTAGGCGACCAAGCCGAAGCGCTTCGGTGACCACTGATCCAAGCGATTTCTTATCCCAGCCGCGACTAATAACCCACTTGATCGGAATGCCCTTGGCTCTGGATTCATCGCAGATGCGGTTGTAGGCATCCTTGAACGCCATCCGAGCGCCGATCTTGTCCCCGTCGTGAAGCATTGGCGCAGCGACCGAATACGCTTTGAGCATTTCTTCCGTGAGTACCGCGCTGCTGTGCTCATCCTTGGGAATCATTCCCCAGGCCTCATCCGCTCCAGGACGTTGTCCAGATCCAGTCGTAGACTCGATTTTGTCGATGATCTCTGCGGGTGAAGCCATGAACTTCGAAGTCCTGATGTGCGCCGTAAACGCAGCTCTGACCTGGCTCATTTCGTAGCCCGAAAGTGCGGCCCAAAAGATCTTGAGCAAATTTTGAGTGGCTTCCTTTCCGTAGGCTTCAGCGGTTCCGCGAAGGATCTCTGCGAATTCCTGCTTGTTGGCGTCAATTAACATCGATGATCCCCATTGGCGTTGAACCGTAGACAAACTCATCAACAGCCCTTTGCGCTCTGGCCTCCCGATAGCTGGAAAGGTTTGGTGTCGAAGGGGGCTTGGGCTCAAACAAGCCCTGCCAGCCGTTCTGGATGCTGGTGGAGATGATCGAAGCTGGCGAGTTGCCGATCAGGTTTTGGCCGACAAGGAACTCGATCTGCTCGTACCAGGTGGACTCGACGGTTTTGAATTTCCGGTCCCTTCGGTACTTGACCCATTTTTGCCATGCGTCATGGGGAATGGACTCGGGTAGCGCGATTTGTGCTGGGTCGAAAACCGAGCGCGGTTTTGCGCGCGTTGTTTTCTGCTCCTGCTCTTGTTCCTGTTCTTGCTCTTGTTCCTGTTCTTGGCTTACAAGGGGCTCCGAAGGGGCTTGCAAGGGGCTTAGGTTTTGCTGTGGGTTTTCTGACTCTGATGTGCGGCAACCCGTCATGCGGAAAGCCTTGCTGTATCTGGTGTAGAACGATTCCAGGAAGGGATTGTCAGGCAGCGAGTCATACTCTGTCTGGACCCCCTTTATGCGGTTGTCCTTATCCGCTAGGGATTCACCAATTTGGTATGAGGCCATTTCTGGAACATAAACGACCTCTGAAGTGGCGTCGTAATAACAAAACCCCGCTTCAATGGCCCTTTGAAGGCCCTTCGAAGCCCCTTCCATGCCCAGCCCGGTCTCATGCGAAATGAACATCAGCGGACAGTAATAAAGGCCCAGCATGTTGGCGTGAGGCGAAGTCAGAAGGTACATGGCAACAATCTGGGTTTCTGCACCCATCACTCTGAGTCTTTTCCCTGTATTGCCTATCCAAAACTTTGGGGAAATCTTTGAGTAGTCACGCATTACGCTCACCACCTGCGGACTTAAAGTGCGCTTTCATTTTTGCGAGTAAAGCCTTGCCGGTCTCGTAATCAAGCGGCTTACCCTTTTCCTTCTGTTCGTCTTTTTTATGTCTCGCCTCATGGCAGGTTTCGCAAAGACATTCGAGGTCCTTGTTGTCGTATTCCCAGGGACTTCTGCCGCGAACGTAGAACTTGTGGTGGACGTTAAGTGTTACGTCCTTGTTGCCGCATTGGGCGCATACAAAGCCAGCCTCAGACATCACCTCAAGTCGCTTTTTCTGCCAATTCGGGTGCCTGTATTTGGCAAAGAATTCGGACCTTTTGGTATAATTCCGCCTAGTCATTCGTCTTCTCCTTTTCAGTTGACGCTTGATAGAAACCCTCGGCTGCACACCGGGGGTTTTGCTTTTGAGGGCTCACCAGTCCCTCCGTTTTTCAGCCAAACCAAGCCGCCACGCCCTGGCATAAATGGCCCCGACCGTGCGGTTTGGTAAGTTCTTGATGATTGCTGAGACGCCCACGACCCCATAACAGAGTCGGACGATAAGATCCTCGGCTTTCGACCATGACGAACGGTCGGTGATGCCGAGCTGAAGGGCTCGACCGTGGATGGCCTGCGGTGATCGATTGATAATCCGCGCAAGCCGCTTGGCGCCGAGCTTTTGATAGCTTTCAAGGATGACTGCATCCTCTTCTTTGCGCCATAATCTGACCACCTCATACCACCCAGCCGATCGCGGATCGTTGAGGGGTATTACCAGTCTCAACGTAGTGTTGCCACGCTTCGCAATCTGGCCGTTTCTTCGCGCAGAAGTCCTGCATACAAACCGTGCATTGCTCACAAGGAGGAATGCCCACGGATGCTTTCATCGCAGCAGCAGATTTATTCTCAATTTGCATCAGGAAAGTTCCTTATAGAACCTAATCAACACCGAAAGCTGACCTATTCGTACCTGTCCATATCAATAGCTTCGTCCGATACTTTCATCAGGCCTCGGCGCTTGAGATCAGCACGAATCAGATTCCTGACATAGCCGGATCGGGTTTCGCCATCCTGTGAAGAGGCTTTAACGATGCCGCGCCACATGTGCTCGGCAACCTGAAACATCACTTTGATATCGAGTGGTTCTTCATTCATAGGAGTAGCTCATGGTCATCAAACCAAGACAATCAGGTGTGGTAGCAATCTGCGACTGTGGATCCAAACAATTCATTCCTTCCGAGTCGGCCATTCGCACCGGAATCCTGTATTGCCCCTGTGGGCAAATCGAAAAAGTTGGAATGGATGTGTTCAACAAAATCTTTTCCATAAAGATTCACTCCCACGCCTCAAAAAAAACCGGCCAAACATTCCGCCCGACCGGACAGAGGGAGGAGAAAGGTCGCAGTTACCGGAGCGACCAAGCCGGAATCCGAAAGCAGGTGGAAATGAACTTCGTTCCCCTCTCATGACTAGGCGGCCTTTCCGTCGCGCCGAATCACATGCCATGGAACATCTGGACGCAAGGATTCAGCAGTCACAGCACCGTTACTGGCCTCTTCGATCCGCACCGCAAGTTCCGCACTCGGATGCTTGGCTCGGTACGCGACAAACTTGAGGTGTGACAGCGATGCTCCACAGCGATCAGAGAAATCCCTCTTTTCATCTGCGGAGAGGGTCCGCATGTAATCTTTTAGGCTCATGCGGAGATAGTACCCTTACGGGTATTGTTCGCGCAATACCCTTTTGGAGAATCCCCAGCGCGATTTTTTTGAGGTCTAATCAGGAGATGGAAATCATCAAACACTGCAGAAGAGATCGGGTTCTGCTTCTGATCAAAGATCGTTTTGATGGCAACAAAGCTGCGTTTGCAAAAGCCATCGGAAGGCCTGCGCCTAATGTCCATCGAATGTTGGCCATAGGATCTGGAAAAGATCAAAGAGGCATCGGTGAGGATCTTGCTCGCGACATCGAAAAAACTTTGGGTTTGCCTCATTTGTGGCTGGATCAGCCAACCGAAATCGGTATCTCGTCTTTGGCCAACATTCGCCCAATTACCCCACCCAAATTCGTTACTGACGACACGTCCAGCGCCACAGCATCATCCGTTAATGTTTCCGAAACGCTTTCAGTAGGTAAGCGCGTACCTTTGATTTCTTGGGTACAAGCAGGAAACTGGAGCCAAATCGCTGATTATCTTTCGCCTGGAGACGGGGATGATTGGCTTCCTGTGTATCAAGAAGTGGGCAAACACACATTTGCTCTGGTCATTAAAGGTGACTCTATGCAGCCCGAATTCCACGATGGGGACACAATCATTGTGGATCCTGATGTGCTACCGGGCCCAGGCGATTACGTTGTAGCCAAAAACAGTGAAGAGGAAGCGACCTTCAAGAAGTACCGTCCACGCGGACTTAACGAAAAGGGCGAATCTTATTTTGAGCTGATTCCTCTAAATGAGGATTACGAACCAATGCGCTCGGATTTCCAGAAGATCAAGATCATCGGAACCGCAGTCGATCACATACGGAGACTGCGTCGGAGAGGAACCTAAACCCTCTTCCAACACCATCATTTGTTGAGTCCCATCCCGCTTCGGCGGGTTTTTTTTGCTCCCAAGAAAACAAATACCCTTTTGGGTATTGACTACTGATTACCCTTTTGGGTAGCATTTCTTTCGCCCCCTAGCTGCCCAGGCCAGCGCCGGATGCAACAAGGGCCTGTCAGTTGAATGGCTTCATTCAGGACACACAAGGACAGGGGGTGTTTTTTTGGAGAACCTGATGGAACGCACAACAGAAAACCATGTGATTGCCCTGCTTGTGATGCTGGGCTGTCTTATTGCGCTAGGCCGAATGGATCAGCTTGAAGCGGAAAAAATGGAACAAGGATCCGTTCAGGTGGCGCAGAAATGACCTGGAACTACCTCTGGAAACTAGCCAAGCGCTCAGGCTTCCATCCCAAGCGCTTTGTTTATGAGGCGCGCATCGATGCCCTCAAATCCCTTTCTTACGAATTCGAAAGTCACGACTTTTACAGCGAGGCGCAGAAAGTCAACGCTTTCATTCGGACGGAGCCCAAACCATGAGAACGATTCGGCGGATCTACATCCGATATCTCACTTGGCAGTTTGAGCGGCAGTTTGCCAAAGCATACAGCGCGGTACAGAAGTCGCGCACAGCAGAGTGCAAATTGATTACAGCCAGACGCGCTTAGCGTGAGCTACGGCGGTTAGAGGCTTATCCCGCAGACCGGACAGAGAGCCAGTTAGCCCTCCGAGGCAGTTCCCTGGAAAACGTGGGCCGGTCAATTACAAAGAATTCGATCAATCAGCGAGAACAAACATGAGCAACGCGCTTACGACTTTAACGAATCAGCTTGCAACCAAGCTGAACATGGGTGACGGCAGCCAGCTGATCGACACCCTCAAGGCAACCGCATTCAAAGGTCAGGTCTCTGACGCCCAAATGACGGCATTGATGGTGGTTGCGAATCAGTACGGGCTGAATCCTTGGACCCGAGAAATCTACGCCTTTCCAGATAAAAACAACGGCATTGTTCCGGTTGTTGGCGTGGATGGCTGGAGCAGAATCATTAACGAGCACTCTCAGTTTGACGGTCTGGAGTTTGAGCAGACTGACGAGGCTTGCACTTGCATCGTATACCGCAAGGATCGCAGCCGACCGATCAAGGTCACCGAATACATGTCCGAGTGCAAGCGCGCCAACGTCGGGCCTTGGGTATCACACCCCAAGAGAATGCTGCGACACAAGGCTTTGATACAGGCTGCGCGCCTTGCTTTTGGATACACCGGAATCTACGACCAGGACGAAGCTGATCGCATCCTTGAAGCATCAGAAAAGGTCATTCCATCCGCTCAACCCGAGCCTTCAAGAACCGCAGATTTATTGCCCGGTTACACCGATGAGGCATTTATTGGAGCCGTTCCTAAATTTGAAGGATGGATCAGGAAAGGCAAAACAGCTGAAGAGGTCATTGGTTTCGTATTAACGAAAAACACCCTGACAGAACATCAGGTCAACGCGATCTACGACATCGAGCTGGCTATCAAAAGCGAAGGAGAAGCAGCGTGAGGAAAACACACACCCTAGTTCAAGGTTCGGGAGAGTGGCATCAATTCCGTGCCGAACATTTTGGCGCAAGCGAAGCCAGCGCCATGCTGGGAATCAGTCCTTACATGTCGCGCACCGACCTTTTGAAGCTAAAGAAAACAGGGGTTGCGCCTGACGTATCCCCTGCCCTTCAAAAGATCTTTGATCGCGGACATGAGGTTGAGCCTTTAGGGCGCGTCATTGCCGAAAAGATTATTGGTGAAGACCTTTTTCCGGCTACTTACTCATACGGACACCTTTCGTGTTCTTGCGACGGCATCACGATGATGGAAGACGTGGCATGGGAGCATAAACAGTTCAATCGCGAACTTGCTGAATCACTCCGCAATGGGGTGCTGCCAGATCATCATTGGCCGCAAGCACAGCAGATCCTGCTAATTACTGGCGCTGAAAAGCTGCTCTTCATGACATCCGATGGGACTGAAGATAACTGCGAATACATGTGGGTCATTCCGCATCAGGAATATCAGCAGCGAATCCGTGATGGCTGGGATCAGTTTCAGCTAGATCTGGATGCTTTCGAACACACTGAAACGCAGACCGCTGCAGTAGGCAAGGCCCCTGAAGCCCTCCCTGCCCTTCGGATCGAAGTTACGGGCATGGTCACGGCTTCGAACATCGATGTTTTCAAGGCCCACGCGGTTTCGGTATTCGATGGGATCAAGACCGACCTTGAGTCAGACGAGGATTTCGCGGACGCGGAAAAGACCGTTAAATTTTGCAAGGAAGTTGAGGATCGTCTAGCTGCAGCCAAGGATCATGCGCTGTCACAGACCGAATCGATTGACGCCCTCTTCCGCGCCATCGATGAGATCAGCGAGATAGCCCGTCAAAAGCGATTGACGCTCGACAAACTGGTAAAGACCCGCAAGGAAGCGATCCGCCTGGAGCTGGTTCAAAAGGCTCAGAAAGCGCTAGACGAGTACGTCAAAACGATTTTCGATCGAATCGGTTTTATTGCCTGGAATATCTCTGCGCCATTTGCTGACGCGATCAAGGGCAAGAAGACCGTTGCCAGCATCAAGGATGCGCTTGCTACCGTTTTAGCCAATGCCAAGATCGAGGCAAACGACAAGGCGCGACTGATCGAGGCTAACAGGGAAGCTGCCAAGGATCACAAGCACCTGTTCCCCGATTTTGCAGCCCTCTGCCTCAAGCCCACGGATGATTTCAACGCCATCCTTCAGCTGCGGATCCGCGAAGAGCAAGAGCGACAAGAAGCAGAGATCCAGAAGAAGCAGAAAGAGATCGAAGCTCAGATCGAGGCCCAGCGCAAAGAGCGTGAGCAGGCTGCTGCAGCTGCGGTTATTACTGAAGTTGCCGCGGAGTCGGTTGTTGCAGCGCCCGCTGAAGCCCCGAAAGCCGATACCGCAGAGATCAAGCAGGCGGCCGTCATTGATCACCAGCCGCACATTCTCGAATTCCTGAAGCTCCATGACTTCAAGGATCACTCTCGTATCAGGGGAATCCTGATCGAGTACGAAAAGTTCAAATCTCAAACAGACATTAAGGAGGCAGCGTGAAGCAGGTAACCCGCTACGAAACCAGCGACGGGGAGTTGTTTGTCAACGAATTGGGGGCCATAGCCCATGAGGAGCACCTCACGATTTCGCGTCGTGTTGGCGCTTACGTTATCGCACTAGGCTTGATTCCTCCGGCATCAACCCGGGTAACAAACGATCTGACCAGCTTCTTGAATTGGGAGCTTGAACAGATTCATGCCGAAACGAAGAAGGTCGTTGAATCTCTGGATAAGGAAGCAGCGTAATGAGCAGATCACTTTTCCACGTTGTTGCTTCACAAAAGCTGAAAGGAAAACGTGACGTTTTGATTGAGGCCAGAAAGAAAAAACGCATCATCGAGTACCGATTGAAGATCAATGGCCTTGTTTGGCGTGACTGGTTTCCACGTTTGGATCCATTTGGCGACAAGCATCTTCAGGCATTCATTCGGGAAAACATGAAACCGGGGGTTGCGTAATGAATAACGTCAATCTGACCGCTCTTAAAGAGTGCATCCCGGAGCTTTTAGCTCTCAACACGGAGCGCGCCGA